AGACGACGGTCGACGAGGACTGGTTCAAGAAGCCCGTCCAGCGGGTCGCGACGGCGCACTTCGGCTGCACGTTCCTGCGGTGCTCGGCGCTCAAGAAGACGCCGAAACCGTGGTTCTTGGCGAAGGCAAACGAGCAGGGCGAGTTCACCGGCGGTCACGTCGATGAGGACATCGCATTCTGGCGCGCATGGGAGTCCGCCGGCAACACGCTGGGCATCGCGACGCACGTCAGCGTCGGCCACGCCGAACTGATGATCACATGGCCCAGCCGCACCACCGAGGGCGGCAAGATTCAGCAGCACACGACCGAGTATTGGAACAGCGGCCAGCAGGCGCCGGAGGGCGCGTGGGGATTCGTGGCATGAGAGTGCGGATCAAGAAGAACTTCGCGAACTACAAGGAAGGCCAAGAGTTCGACTGGGGCGACGGGATGGCCCGCGTCCTAGCCGCCCGCGGCCTGATCGAGGAGGTCCGGCCGGCTCCGCCAGAGGTTGAGACCGCGGACGCGACCGATCAGCCGCTCGAGCGGGCCGTCGAGCAGCACCGCAGGAAGCCGAAGAAATGAACGTCACCATCGTCTACGGCGAGCCAAGGTCACCGACGATCGGCATCACGCCGTACAGGAGCCTGTATCAGGCCACGCCGCCCGTGGTCGAGCCGTTGAGCCTCGCCGAGGCGAAGGCGCAGTGCAGGATCGACGACGACACCTCCGACGCTCTCGTCCAGACGTACATCACGGCCGCGAGGCAGTACGTCGAGGACATCCTCGACATCAGCGTCATCACGCAGGTCTGGCAGGCCCGCTATGACGTGTTCCCGTTGTGGGAACTCATTCTGCCACGCCCGCCGATGCAGCCGGAGACCGTGACGGTCACCTACCGCAACGAGGCAGGGCAGAATCTTTCGCTCTCAAGCGCCGCCGGCGACTTTCAGGTGGATCGCTACACGACGCCGGGCCGCATCTACCCCAACTACAACGGCGTGTGGCCGGCGGTTCGTGGCGACGAGAACAGCGTGGTCGTGCAGTGGACGGCCGGCTACGGCGCCTCCGGTGCCTCGACGCCGCCGATCCTCCGGCAGGCGATCGCGCTCTTGGTCGCACACTGGTTCGAGATGCGGCAGCCCGTGGTCACCGGCTACTCGCAGGTGCTGCCGGTTCCGCAGACGTTCGACACGCTCTTGGCGGCCTCCGGGTGGGCCGGATACCGATGACCCTCACCGCCCAGATTCGCGCAAGCGTCGACGCCCGCCGCACGACGCAGAGCGGGCTGGCGACGGGTGTCGAGGTGAAGCCGATCTCGATCGGCGTGGACGCCGGCGACTGCGACCTCGTGTACGCGGAGCGGCGGACGTTCGGCGAGATCGGATACGACGAGATCAACTTCGCCACCGGAGGTCTCTCGGTCGTGAAGTTGCTCTTTGTCAAGAACCTCTCGGAGACGTCGGCGATCGGCCTGTCGGCCGGCTGGAACGGCACGCAGTTCTCGATCTTCCGGCAGGACGTGACGTCGTGGAACTTCTCGCCGATGGTCAACCTCGGGAGCCTGACGCTCCGCGGGTTTCCGATCCGGCCGCTGGGGGCGTGGCTTTTGTCGTGCCCGAACTCGGACGGGTTCGGAACGACCGTCGGGGGATCGATCCTCCGGGTTGGCGGCGTGCCTTCCGAACGGTACGAGTTCTACGCGATGGGGACGTGAGCGATGGCATTCTCGGCACAGATCAGCCTGTCGGTACTGGCCCACGAGACCTCGGCGACGGACCTGTCCTCGTCGCTGCGGGTGACGCCGGCGTCCTACGCCCAGTCACTGACGAACGGCACGGCGGGCAACCAAGCCCAACTCGCGTGGAGTGCCACGAAGACGCTCTCGGGTGCGTCGCAGACGTTCTCGCTGGCAACGCTCTCGGACGTCCGTGACGGGGCCACGGTCACCGTGACGCTCACGGCCGTGAAACTCTACTACGTGCGAAACAAGGGGGCGTCGAGCCTCGCGTTCGCCGGGGCGCCGTTCCCGGCCTCCGGCCTGACCGTGGCGGCCGGCGCCGTGGCGGTGCAGTCCGACCCGTCGGCGACGGGTATGTCGGCCTCCGGCGTGACGGTGACCGGGACCAACGGCGGCTCCTATGACATCGTGCTCCTCGGGAACGGGAGCGTGTCGTGATCGACATCGGCAAGTACACCGAGCGGGTCACGATCCTCGCCCCGACGGAGACGCGGAGTTTCTCGGGCGAGTCGACGTTCTCGTGGGAGACGACCGTCGGCACGTTCTGGGCGCAGGTTGAGGGGCTATCGAGCCGTGACGTCCTGCAAGCCCAGCAGGCCAACGTGATCGCCACCCACCGTATCCGCATCCGGTATCGCGAGGATGTCACGCACCTCCACCGCGTGGTCTGGCGAGGCAGGACAATGGAGTTGGCGAGCGTGACGGAGCGCGGGAACCGCACGTACCTCGAGATGCTCGCCAGAGAGGTGCAGTGATGGCAGTTCGCCTCGACGCAACGACATCGCGGATTCTTCCTCGCGGCGGCACGGCACGCGAGGCGGCTGAGTCTTTCGCCAGTTTCGACATCTCCGGCATCGGCGACCTGATCACCGCGCTCGAGCGGGCGGCAGACAAGTGCCTGCGAGACCCCGGCGGCTATCTCCAGAAGTCGATCATCAAGGGCATGGAGGCCGTCCGCGACTCGTACCGCGGGAAGGTCAACAGCGTCACGGGGAACCTGAGCCGGGCCACGGTCTCGCGGAAGGGAAAGCGGACCTACGAAGGCATCTACATCGCCGTCGCCGGCCCGCAGCACGCCGTGGCCGGCAAAGAGTGGGACGTCGAGGAGAAGGGGGCAGGGAACCACGCTTGGCTCGTGGAATTCGGCACCGACCGCCGCCGGCCAGCGACTCAGAATCGCCGCACGTACCTGAACGTCCACGAGAAGATCAACCGGCGTTTCCGGCGGATCACGAACCGCGAGGGCGGGTTCACGTTCGACAACGAGCAATTCGAGCAGATGGGCCGCGGGTACTACTTCCTGATGGGCAGCATCAACGAGCGGCACCCGGCCCGCAGGACCGGCCGTGGGGCGTTCGTCCGCACGAGCGCCGGCGGCACGCGGCCGTACTTCTTGTCGCCAAACGAGACCTACGGAGCGATGAGGGGCCAGCACCCGATGGAGCGTGCCATCGGCGATAGCCAGCAGGCAGTCCTGTCGGCCGTTCGGGCGTCCCTGACCAAGTTCGTCGCCGACCTGAGCAACTAGCCATGCTCCTCCAGCCTGAAAAGCACATCTACCAAGTCCTCGCCGGCAACCCGGCCGTGGCCCGGCGGGTCGGATTCCGCATCTACGCCGTGGCGGTGCCGAAGACCGACTTCCCGTTCCTTGTCTACAAGCGGGCAAATGTGGCCCGCGAGTCGACGCTCTCGGGGCCGCTCTACCTGCCGATGGTCAGCATCCAAGTCGCCTCGTGGGCGCTCACCCACGACGCCGCTAGGGAACTCGCGGACGACGTCCGGCTTGCGCTGGACGGCCGAACTGGCACGCTTGCCGGGGTTACAATTGAAGATATGAGGTTGGTGTCGGAGACGGACGACTTCCTCGACCCCACCACCGTCGGTTCGCAGATGCCTCCGGCCTACGAGGTCCGGCAACTGTGGCAGGCGAGGTGGCAGGAGTCGCAGTCCTAGCCGACAGAAAAACACAACTAGGCGCAAGGAGGCGCGGCAATGGCTGGTATTTCCGCACAGGGACTGACGTTTTCGTTCGGCGGCACAACGCTGACGATCACCAGCGTGCAGGTCAATGACACGCAAGACCTCATCGACGGCAGCCACCTCGGCATCGGCCCGAACCAGCGGCGAGAGTTCGTCGGCGGCTTCGCGACCGACCGCGAGGTCACCGTTGACTACATCTCAACGAACATCCTCACCGCCGGCGCGTCGGGCTCCCTGTCGATCACGGGGCCGATCAACTTCAGCGGCAACGCGACCTGTGCGTCCGCGTCGCTCGGCGGGTCGGTCGGCGCCCTCGTCTCTGGGAGTGCGACGTTCCGCGTCGCGTAAGCGATGGCGGGATTGTCATCCCAAGGCACGACGTTCACGTTCAACGGCTCCACGTTCGCATCGACCAGTGTGCGATACGTCGGCGGCGCCGAGCGTTCGACGGTCTCGGCCCCGCACATGGGCATGGGCCGCGACGACTTCGAGCCGACGTACATCACGCACCGCACCGCTGACGAGCGGCCGAACGTCGAGGTGGAGTTCATCTCCGGCACGCCCCCGGCCGTCGGGGCTGTCGGAGCGATCTCAGTCGCCGGAGCGTTCTCGTTCGCAGGGGCCGTCGCGACGTGCGTGTCGGTGCAGGTCACCGCGTCTGTTGGTGACTTGGTGCGAGGGAGCGCCTCCTTCCGCGTGCAGGCATGACCGTGCCGATCGGCGTTCCATACAACGCGACCTTCACCTTCAACGGCATCGCCGCGACGGTGACCAGCGTGCAGGTGGAGACGCCAGTCGCCGAGATCGTGGACATGACCGGCGTCGGCGACGCGACGGGGTACACGGTGCAGGTCGCGACCGGAGCGATCACGGGCGGCTCGGTGACCGTGGACTTCCTCTACGCCGGCGGCACCGACCCGCAGACGCTGATCGGAACCAACGGCATCCTCGCGTTCAACAGTTCGGCCTACTCGGTCAGTCGGCGGGCGATCCTCGAGAGCGCGAGTGTCACAGCACAAACGGCCGACGTGGTTCGCGGCCAGTTTAAGTTTCGTATGACCGATTCCACGGTGTAGGAGGTTATCCGTGATCCTGTCGAAGAAGGCGATCCTCGAAGCGAAGGACATCAAGACCAAGGAGGTCGAGGTCGCCGAGTGGGGGGGCAGCGTCTGCGTCCGCGTCATCAGCGGTGCCGATCGCGACGTGTTCGAGCAGGCGTTCGCCGACAAGAAGATGGAGTCGTTCCGCACGAGGTTCCTCGTACTGACGATCTGCAACTCCGACGGCGACCGCCTCTTCACAAACGACGAGGTCGAGGCTCTCAACAAGAAGTCGAGCGCGGTGATCAACCGCCTGTTCGACGTCGCGTGGGAGTTCAACGCCTTCACGCCGGCCGCCGTGGAGGCGCTGGGAAACGATTCGCCGAGCGCCCAGAACGCCTCTTCTACTTGAGGCTGGCTCTGGCGCTCGGCCGCAGCGTCAAGGAACTCCTGAACACCGTCGACAGCGAGGAACTCTCCGAGTGGGCTGCGTTTGACCAGATATACCCGCTCCCGAACCCGTGGCTTCAGACGGCACGCATCTGCCGGACGATCATGGCCGCGAGCGGTAACTACAAGCGCATCCCCGACGAGGACGTGTTCATCCCGGCATCACGGAAGAAGCCGCAGTCCAACGAGCAGATGATCGCGGAGTTGTCCAAGTTGTTCGGCCCGCCGCAAGGACCGTGAGATGGCGAACTACATCGGCAAGATCGCCGCCGTCGGCACGATCAACATGGCGCAGTTCAGCCGTGGGCTGGACAACAGCGCCAAGGACGTCGATCGATTCGCCAAGCGGATCAGTTCGACGCTCTCTTCGGCCAACTCGGCAGCCGCCCGGTCGTTCGACCAGATTTTCACGCCGATTCAGCGGCTGGAGCGTGCGATTCAGGCGAGGTCGCGAGACCGCCTGAACATCGACACCGGCGGGGCGGAAGCGAGGATTCGCGCTCTCGTCGGCGCCGCCGAGGACATCGCAAGGCCGCTCGGATCAAGCGCCAAGGCGTTCTCGGGCCTGTCGGCAACGATCCAGAACGAATTCATCGGGTCGTTGGTGCGCGCTCAAAACGCGGCAACGACGGCCCAGAACAACATCACACGCGGCGCGATCAAGAACGCCCAAGACTACGAGCGGTACAAGCGAGTCGTCGACGAGACGGTGATTTCGATCCGCCGTCTCTCCGAGGCTGGCGCCGCCGTCTCCGGCCTCGCGGGCGGTCAGGAGTTGCGGTTCCAGCAGGCTGGCCTGCAAGCCGAACTTCAGCGGGCCGCGGCGATTCAGGGTCAGGCAGGCTCTCTGCCGGCGAGCGCACGAAGCAGTTACGGCAATGAGATCGCCAGAATCGTCGCGCTCCAACAGCGTGAGGCGGAAGAGGCCGCGAGGCTGCTCGCGATTCTGGAGAACATCCGCAACACAAGAAGCGAGGACTACGCCGCGATCGCACGGGCGCAGGGCGCTCTGGACGGTCAGGTGCAGCGGCTCGGAGAAGTCAACTCGCAACTGGAGCGGCAGACGCGACTGGTGGCGGAGTTGCAGGCGCTCACCTCCGCCGGCCCTCGTGGCAACGAACTGATCTTCACGAACCCGGGCGTAGCGAGGGAGTTGCGTTCGTCCGCAGCACTTCGGCAGGCGGCGTCCGAGACGGCCGACCCGTCACGCTTTTCTGGGCTTCTCGCTCAACTCAACCAAGCGGAAGACCTAGTCGCTCAGTACCAGTTGGAGGTGCAGCAGAGGCCGAGACTCGGCGTGGACGCAGACGACGCCATCCGTCGGCTCGAGCAGGCAAGGGAGACTGCTAGGCGGGTTCGCGAGGAGATCGAGTCCGGCATCGAAGAGCAGAATCAAGGCAGATTTAGAACCCTCCCCGGCAACCCGGAGGGAGAATTTGGGCCACCCGCTCCGTTCAGCACACGAGACCCAACCGGACGAACTATCAGGCAGCGAGCCGCTGATATTGCCTCAGAGAGGGAGCGAAGGCGGCTGTTTCTTCCCGGCAACCCGGAGGGCGAATTCGGGCCTCCGTCTCCTTTTGCCGCCAGAAGGGACGCAGCGGCCAGAAGCCTCGGATCGGATATTCAGTCGGCCGCTGCCGCGTTCAGCCGGCTAGAGTCTGCCACGGTTAGCGTTCAGTCACAGATTGATCAACTACCAAACGCCATTCGGTCGCGATTCGTCCCAGCCATCCAGAGTGCAAGAGACGAACTCCTCCGCCTCGCCGCGACCGACGCCTCGCCGGAGGAACTGGAGCGGGCGACGCAGCGCGTCACGCAGTTGCGGCAGGAGATCGGCCGGGCCGAGCGGGCCTTCAATGCGTTCGGCGGTTC